GAATGACGACGTCCAGCGGATTCAGCAACTGGCACAGGCACGGTTGCGACACCGCGGGCAAATCATTCTGCCCGATGGATCTGTGCAGGGCGAAATACCGGCGACGAAGACAATGGGTTTCCGGTATTCGGCAGCGACGAATACCTTCGTCACGGCTGGCATTGTTGGTGCGGATGAATGGCGAGGGATTCGGGAGGTTGACCGGGACAACTCAGAGCGTGAGATTCTGCAATGGACCTGGGCACTACCGGCGAAAGCAAAAGAGACAGCGGTTGAGCCGTTGGACTGGAAAACCGTCATGCACCGTCAAAGCCAATACAGGCGGGGGCTGGTCCCGGCAGATTGCAGTCGGATTGCGGCTGGCGTTGACGTTCGAGCTGCTCAGTTAGACTGGTTTGTGATTGCGAAGCACGACACCAGTGGTCAGCCGTTCTGTATTGACTACGGCTATGAGCCGATCCAGCGAGAACTGACTGATCTGCCGACGGCCATTCGTCAGGCGGTCAGGTTGCTGATGGAGAAATTCGAAACCGGATGGGAGATTGAGAGCGGCGGACAGAAGCCCGCGGAAATTGTGCTGATCGATGCAGGATGGGAAACGGATCTGATTCGCAGCATTACAGCCACGAACAGCACGTGGAACACTTGCAAGGGGTTCGGATTCAAGCAGCATTCAGGGAGCACGTACCATGCACCAAAAGACCGCAGCAAGGTCACGCTCAGAATCGGCGAGGGTTGGCACGATGTCGCATTTCTGGACGGAACGAAGCGGTTCAGGGAGTACCAGAACAACGCGGATCACTGGAAGCGGAGGGTTCACCAGGCCCTGAGCGTGGACGCCACCAGCGCGGCGGCATTGTTGCTACCGAGAACTGACAGACCAGAAGGGCGGATGGAAGTCGCAAAGCAGTTGACAGCCGAACGCGAGGTGCAGGAATTTCAGGTCGGAAAGGGGACGATTACAAAATGGGTGCAGACATTCACACGAAACCACCTGTTAGATGCCTGCTATCTGGCGTTTGTGGGTCATTCCGTGTTAGAATCTGAGCGAAAACGGGCGGAAAAAATGGCGGAAAATAGGCCGCAAAACGGCGTTATTTCAGGCAAAAAGGCCGAAAAGTTCGTGAAAGGGTGGAAGAAATGAGGCCATTAAAACCGCCGTCATACGTGAAGCGACACTACACGCCACCACACCGGATTCCGGGTTGTGGAGCTTGCCCGCAGTGCGGTCAGTTTGCCACAGTTCAGCACACCGCGACGGCTGGCGAGTTTTCTACCCAGTACCGGGCGTGCGGGTGTGGCCATCGTTTTCAGACCATCGTCAGGAGGGGCTGAAAACAAACTGGCTTCCAATCGTCTGGAATAGGCGGGTTGCTTGTTTGCCATGCTGTTGCGAAAGTGGCGACATGGCACGATCCGCATCAGAACGCCTGGCGTTATTCGAGGGCATCCGCGACAAAGTGGAAGGCGCCCTACTGAGTGGTGCGCCGGTTGTGTCCTATACCGTCGATGGGCAGATGGTCCAAAAGGAAGCCACATCGACATGGCTGGCAGAACTGGACGCCAGAATTGCCGACCTGCGACGACAGGCATCAGGTGGACTTAACAGGTCGCGGAACCTAGTCAGGTTCCGCAATGTCTGACTTGAGAAAGCGAGTTGAACAGGCCGCAATGCCGACGCGTTTTGACCGCGTTATCGGCACCGTCAGCCCGTCGTTGGCATCTAGGCGAGTCAAAGCCCGAATTGACCACGAGATTCGTTTGGCGATGGCACAGCGAGCCGCTGAACGATTCACCGCATGGGAAGCGGCTGACCACGATCGGCTACGCGGCGAAAAGTGGCTGGCCAGCAAACTGACGACAAACGACGCTCTGCAAAGTGAGCTTGAGACATTGGTTGACAGGGCCATTGACCTGTACCGTACCGACGTTTTCGCGGCGAGTGCAATCAACGGGCGAGTTGACAACGTTATCGGCGTTGGTATTCGCCCACAGTGTCGAGTTCAGCCGGAACGGGGCATCCTTACGCCGTCACAGGCAGAGAAATTCCGATCGGCTGCTGAAAGGCTTTTCGGCAAGTGGGCCGAGGCCGAAGGCTGGCACACGAAGCAGAGAATGCTGGAGCGTTGCAACAGTATTTTTGGCGAGTCGTGGCTGTACATGGCAGACGATGACGATCCAGCAAAGCCCGTCACGCTGACCGTTCAGGTGATTCATCCGCAGCGAATCCCGCTGTTCGGCTACGGCCCGTTGGCACCTACGGCCGTTCGGCGATTGGGCCTGAGACTGAATGCACAGGGCAAGCCGATTGCAGCCTACGTCACGAAGACTCTGCCGAATGATTCTTACGGCTACGACCTGCGGGAAACCGAGGTCAGCCTGGACGATCTGCTGCATTGTTACGAGGAGCAGACACCCGGACAACTCCGCGGTGTTCCGTGGTTGGCACCAGCTATGCCGAAACTGAAAGACCTGAAGGACTTCGTTTATGCGAATCTAATCGCCGAACAGGTGGCAGCCTGCCACGGGGCATTCGTCACAGGTGTGACTGATCCGGTTACGCTTGCCGAAGCCGGTCGAAGCCGGAGCAATCTGGAAGACTTGGCACCTGGCAGCATCCAGTATCTTGCAGACGGCGAGGGCATCACCTTCAGCGATCCGGCGCGACCCGGAACGACGCTGGCTCCGTATGTCGAATGGTCATTGCACGGCGTGGCAGCAGCGTTGCGATATCCGTATGAGTTACTGGCAAAACAGTTCACTAACAATTTCAGCGGCGGAAGACTCGCCCTGATTGATGGCCGGATCACGTTCAAGGTCTGGCAGTCTTGCCTGATTGAACAAGTCTTCCGGAAGGTCTGGGCGAGGTTCATTGACAGGGCCGTCGTTCAGGGAATGCTTCCGGTCGATCCCGTGAAGTACGAAGAGAATAGAGAGCATTTCCTGCAACATCAGTGGATTCCGCCAGGTTGGCCGTGGGTCGATCCCCAGAAGGAGGTGCAGGCCGATGTTCTCGCCATTGAATCAGGTCTGACGACACAGACGGAAAGCCTGGCGAGCCGTGGCCGGGACTTCGATGAGACGTTGCAGCAAATTGAGCGTGAGCAACGAGCGAAGGCCGACATGGAAGCCCGCATGATGGCCTATCGTGCGGAGTTGGAACTGGACCAGCCCGACATGCCAGACGATCCGGACGACGACGAACAGGACAGCGGAGCGGATTACAGTTCTGTTGCCACGTTGGCCGTTGTGAAGAAATACGCGGGCATTGATTTCAGACCGCCGGCAGGTGTGCGAGCCGAAGCGAAACAGGGCCTTGAATGGCGACGTGAGCACAAGCGAGGCGGAACGGCTGTCGGCATTGCGAGGGCACGCGACCTGAGCAACGGCAAGGCCATGAGTCCGAGCACGATTGGCCGCATGGTCAGTTATTTTGCCCGTCACGAAGTTGACAAGCAGGGCGAGGGATTCAGCCCAGGTGAACCGGGCTATCCGTCGAACGGGCGGATTGCGTGGGCGCTCTGGGGTGGTGATGCTGGCAAGGCATGGAGCAACAAAGTGAAGCGGCAGATGGAAGCGAGAGACAAGCAATGAAAACAATTCAGACTCTCACTGATCCGGGGATGTTCCGCACTGACCGACTTCCGGCACCGCCGGTCAGAGTTGACCGGAAAGCAAACGTGATTTTTGGTGCGTCATTGATGCAGGTTGGCGACTTGAACGACGCTGAAGCCAGACCGTGGACCGTAGACGCGAAGACGTTGGATCAGGCCCTGAACCTGTCAACGCGAAGCCCGAACGGATTGAAAGCCCGATTCACTCACCCGAATATGTCTGCCGATGGCATGGGCAGTTATTTGGGCCGGTGGAAGAATCTGCGAATCGACGGCGATACGCTCCGCGGTGACCTGCATATCGCAGATGCGGCATTCACCAGCCCGCAGGGCGATCTAGGCAACTACGTCATGGATCTGGCGGAAAGCGATCCAGAGGCGTTTGGGGTGAGTCTGGCAACGAAACTGGATCAGGCAAACCTGCAACAGTTCGCCAGTGCAAACGACGCGAAGCCGAAAGCAGAGCGTGGCATGTGGCCGATGCGTTTTCAGGCGATCAAGGCTGGCGACGTGGTTGACGATCCAGCCGCAACGCGTGGCGGGATGTTTAGCCTGGACGCCGATCTGCGAGACCTGCCAGCACAGGCGACAGCCCTGTTGAGTACATATTTTGGCGATGCACAGCCCGACGTGGTCCGGGGCCGTATCGCATCATTTCTGGACCGATATTTCGCGAGCAAAGGAGAGCAGCCGATGGCTGACGAAACCGAGCCGCAGGCACCTTCAGAGACGCCTGAACAGCCCGAACAGCCAGCCGTGGAAACACAGCCGGTTGCCGATCTGTCTGCCGTCGTGGCGGTTCCTGAGATTGTTACAAGCAGCACAGCCGATCTGGCACAGATTGAGCGAGACCGCTGCAAAAAGATCCGGGCACTATGTGACCTGGCTGGACATGGCGACAGGTTCAACACGTTTGTTGACGCCGGATTTTCTGTCGAGGAAACCCAGTCCGCACTAAAGGACCTGATGGGCAAGCGCGGTAACGTCCTGGGCAACGCTCCGGAACCGCCAGCCGATCCTAACGCAAAGTATCGGGCAGAGTTTGCAGCACACAAATCGCTTCTGAGCGTTTCAGAAGATCAGTACATCCGCAGCCGTCGAATTGATGACGGTCTGGAACCACTTCAGAAGTGAGGAGAGTTGAACAATGGCTGTTTCAGCAAATCAGGTGGTTACGATGTCCGATAATGGGGCATTGATTCAGGGCAAGGCCAGCAACGTGAATCTGTACCAGAACACGCTGGCATTCTGGGACGCTTCAACCGGATACGTCACGAACGATGACAACGCTGGGGCGAACGCCTTCGCGGGCATCGTGTATCAGCAGTGCGACAACAGCGGCGGCAGCGCTGGCGACAAACCTGTTGATCTTTACTCAAAAGGCGTGTTCCGCCTGACCGGATCGAGTTTCACGCAGGCGACTGCGGGTGATTTGATCTACGCGACGGACAATTTCACAACAACTGCAACGAGCACGAACGCTTCCCGAATTGGTCGGGCGGTGAATTACGTTTCTGCAACTCAGGTCGATGTGATGATCGACGTTCTGGGCTGATTCATTTTGACCTGAAAGGGTTCTGACGATGGCCATTGATATTGCATCAGCACAGGTCAAACTGCGAGACCTGACAGCGAAGTTTGACAACCGAGTTGCCGCAGCAACACCGTTCTACCCGCAGGTGTGTTACGACGCTTCCAGCGTGCGTTCATCCGAGAAGTACGGATGGATTGGCAACATGCCGGGCATGCGTGAGTGGCTGGGCGAGCGTCAGTTTTCTGAGTTGCGGTCTGCTAATTTTGTGCTTGAAAACAAGCACTGGGAAAGCAGCCTCATGATCAAGAAGACCGACTTGGCCGACGACAACCTGGGCCAGTATGGGCCCGTGCTTGAACAATTGGGCATCGAGGCCGCGCATCATCCTGATGAGCTGTGGTTTTCGGTTCTTGAGCAGGGCGAAAGCACAGCCTGTTTCGATGGTCAGTTTTTCTTCGACACTGACCACGTTTGGGGCAACTCCGGAACGCAGTCGAACGACATCACCAGCACCGTTGCGGCTACTGCAACTCCGACAGTTGCGGAAATCAAAACCGCAATTCGGAAGATGGTGCGAACGATGCTGGCGTTCAAGAACGATCAGGGCAAGCTGTACAACCGCCCAACGGTTGGCCGCTTGAATGACCTGACGTTGCTGGTTCCGTTGGCGCTGCGTGATTTGGTTTACGACGCGCTGGAATCCGAACTGCTCAGCAACAGCAGTAACATTGTCGTTGATCGTCCCAACATCGTTTCCAGTCCGTACCTGACCAGTGACGTGAAGCTGTACCTGTTCAAAACAGGCGAGGCCGTGAAGCCTTTCGTATTCCAGCGACGCGAGCCGCTGACCCGCATGATGAAAGGCATCGAGGACTTGGAGACGAAGGACGTGAAGTTCATGACTGAGGCCCGCTATAACGTCGGGTACTTTGCGTGGTGGACTTCGATTCTTTGCACTCTGACGACCTGATGACGGCGGTGTAATCTGAGCAACACCGGCAGCGACGGCTGTCGGTGGCTGCGATTGCATCCGCCATGCAATCGCAGCATCTTTTAGGCGGAAGGATTTGAGCAATGCCAACATATAAAATCGGACTTGGAAAGGCGGCTGAAGGCCGTCACAAGGAAACCAACAAACGACACTTCCGCAGCCGCCTTTCAACGGGTGCATTTCTGGAGGTATCAGACGGAAAGCCGATCACGCTGACCGTCAATGAAGTCGATGACATTATGGTGCAGAATCTGGCCAGTCGTGATTTCATCACGCTGGAAGAATCTGCCACAACCACACCTCAGCCGAGCCGCACACGATGAGCCTGAGAGACCAGTTTGCGGAAGACGTCTGTGCGATCCTGAACACCGATGAACTCGGTGAACAGGCGACATGGACGAATTCCGCAGGCGTGGCTATCCCGCGAGTGGTTCGCCTGATTGAACAGCCAGACCGGCAGACGATCAGGCGGGCACACCTCTGGACACCAGCCAGCAACACGGCAGTCAATGCTGGTGACACGTTCAGAGTTAAACGCGGCAACGTGATAACGACGTGGGTGGTGATGTTCAGCGACCCAGCAGAGACGGCTTTACAGCGGTCATACTGTCACCTGCAACTGACTGAGTTTGTGACACTAAAACAGCGACGAATGGCAACAGGTCCCGCAAAAGCGGAACGGGCTTTCGTCGATGTTGAGGTGGCACAGGTTCGGGCGAAGTGGTTTCTATCGAGTGCGGAAATATCAGCGACGCAGAACGGCAAACGCCGGGCGATGGTCGGTGAATACTACTGCATTCTTCAGAGCCTGCGAGATGTGAACGTGGCAGACACAATCACGAATGCAGACGGCGAAACCTATCGGATCGATCGGCTGGAAAATCAGTTCAACCGGGTTGATTTGCCGTATCTGATTTGTTCTCGGTGTGACACATGAGCGCGAAAATAAAGAAGCGAGACCGACGGCCTGAGTTAATGCGATCACTCAACACGGCAGCAGGGAAGAGCCTGAAGAAAGCGGCGATCCTGTGTAAGACTATTGCTCAGCAGTTGGTCAGTCGGAAGTTCCCTGGCACGAGCCGCGAGGAGAAGGACCGAAAGAACGCACGAGCACGAGAGAAGCGGGCCAGAATGAGACAGGAGACCGCAAACAGTGGCACGGAGGAAACGTAAAAGCGGGCTTTCGAAACTGCGAGCGAAGGCCAATAAGGCTGTCGCGAAGCGGTTGAGATCGGCACGAAAGAGCGTTAACCGAGCGACAAGAAAAGTAGAGCGAAAACTGGCGAGCAACAGTCTCGCACGAGCAGGTCGCAAGGCATCAAAGCGGGCTGTTCGAAAGCTGAAACGAACTGTCAAGGCCACAAAGCGAACAGCAAAGGCCACAAGAAAACAAACGAAGTCATTAATCCGCAGGGCGAAGAAATACAACAGAGATCGGATCAAACGAAGGAACGCGGCAAGGCGTGCGAAAGAACGCGAGTTCAATCGACTGACACTGACCGGCGAAACGGATTTGCTGGGCGTGATGTTGTTAGAGTTCCGGGATTCATCCGGAGCAAGCAAGCCAGGTGAACCTCCGAAGATGCGAAAGGGAACTGGGCGAAAGTCGATCACGGCTGAACTCAGGATGAAGGGCAAGAAACCGGAAGCCAGGACATACGTTGACAAGCGGATCGCCCCATACATGGCCATGTGGGAATTTCGCCAGGACGGACAACAAAGGCCATTTTTGAAGCCAGCAGTGGAGAACAATTTGAATCTGTTTGGGGCGGAAATTGGCAACACGCTGAAACAACAACTGAGGCCGCAGGCGGGCAAGAAAAAGGCGACGGTGAGATAATGGCAGACACTGGCATTGATCGGGCAATCGGCGAATGGTGGGCCGCTACGGCTGCACTGTGCGATCTGATTCCGGTTGAAAGAGTCGTTGCCAGCGTTGACCAGTATTTAGAGACACAGGACGACGACAGCGATGAAGACGGCTATTTCGATGACATCGTGATTTTTGACGCGGTCAGTGAGCCAGCCTGGCGCACAAACAGCAGTCAAGGATGGCGGACTTCGTTGACGCTGGCCTGTATGTCGATCGACTACGACCGCAGCAAGGCGATCGGGCAACAGGCGGTCAGCAGTTGGCAGAATCAGGGATTCACAGGCACAGCGGTTGAGATTGCGACGGCGAAACCATCCGGGCAAATTACGACAACTCAGGACGATGCAACAGGAGTCTGGACGACATCAGTTCAGTTTGACCTGATGCACGTGGGGGTGTGATATGGCAGACGTGAGTGTGACAGCGGCGAGCGTTGTGAAGACTGCAACCAGCCTGATTGGCTACGGCACAGCCGGAGGAACGGTAACGGCTGGTCAGCCAGTTTACGCCGACACGACGGCCAGCAACAAACTGAAGCCATGCGACGCGGACGTTCTCGCTTCGTCAAAGGCCATCGGCATTGCCCTGCACGGAGCGAGCGACGGTCAGCCGTTGCAGTATTGCTACGGCGGGAACCTGACTTTCAATTCAGCATTTACCGTCGGCCAGGTTTACGTTTGCAGCGTGACCGCCGGAGGGATTGCACCGTATGCCGATCTGGCGTCAGGTGACTTCGTGACGATTCTGGGAGTGGCTACGACGGCCACAAATCTGAAGATTGGAATTCTTTACTCAGCAACCGCAAAACCGTAATCAGGAGCATAGAACATGGCGGCAGGCACACCGTTCACAGGCAAGTCGATGACGTTCAAGACGGGCGGAACTCCGACCGAAGTTGACCACACTGGAAAGTGGGAGTTGACTATCGGCGGGGCATCCGCAAAATATGCCACGAACTCAACAGGCGGCTGGAGAAAAACGACCGTCGGCGTTGGTGAGTGGTCTGGATCTGTCACGATCATGCTTCATGCCGGAGGAGCACAGCCTCTTGCAAGAGGCGACGAAGTGGCAGCACAGTTTCACGCGGATTCAGACGACTACATCAGCGGAACGATCGTTATCACCGAAGTTGGGCCGATCACGTTCGATGCGGATTCCGGAGATCCGGTAGCGATTGATTATGCCTTCGACGGTCAGGGATTGCCGGCGAAGTCTGGCACAGCGTTTGACATCATTTCGTAATCATTGAACAGGAGTAAAGACCGTGGCGGACGGTTTATTCAATCTCTGTGGTGGACGCACTACAGAACTCACCAAAGACGGCAAAACGTATCAGATGCGGATCTTCCCGCTGGCGGAATACGCACGGAAGGAAGAGGCCATGCTGATGCGAATGGGCAATCCATACGCCGGAATTGACGCAATCACGGATCAGGCAACGCGGCAGCAGGCCCTGAAGATTGCAGCCGATACGGTGGCAAGGCCATTGATTGCAACGATGGCGGACGAGGAGCGGTTTGACCGTTCATTCCGCGGCCTTGCGTGGAATGTTTGGCGGGCGCTGTCGTATCATCACCCGCAGGAGTTCCCGCCTGGATTGTCGGCAGAGCAAGGCATTCAACTGGGCTGCAATTTCATTGCATGGTTCAGTGATATCGGAAAGATAATCGAGGCCATGCACAAGGTTCAGGAGCAGGATATTCTGGGAAACTCCGAAGCCACGGAACAGGCGACGGCGTGAGCCTTCCGTCACGTCGCACGGTTCCGTGGGCAAGTATCTTTCGCGGTCTGTCTGAAAAGTACGGATGGACAGCCGAGGAAATCAGCCGGTTGACGATGTATCAGGCGTTGGTTTATTCCGGCTGCTGGTGCCCTGAAGATATCTGGCAGAAACAGGACGCGAAATAATGGCGATTACAGTCCAGGAAGCACAGGTTGTCTTCAGTGCCGAAGGGATGCAGAAGGTCCAGTCTGCTGCTGGTCAGGCCGCGAAGGCCATGAACCAGATGACCAGTTCGGCTAGCAAGGCCGGATCGGCGTTGAGGGGAATCACGAGTCTCGGCGGTCCGCTGGGCCAGTTGTTCGCGGCGGCTGGCATCGCAAAGGGTGCTTCGTCGATGATGACGTTGGCGGCTGGGGCAGAGCAGACGGCAATGGAGTTCGAGGTCCTGACTGGTTCCGCTGGAGATGCTCGGGCGATGATTTCGCGACTGCGAGACATCGACATGAAAACCGTTTTCGGCACTCAGGATCTGGCACAATCCGCCAGCCTGATGATGCGAATGGGAATGGCAGCAGATCAAGTGGTTCCCATCATGGGAATGATGACCGAGGTTGCAGGCAGCAGCAAGGACAAGCTGCATGACTTGGCCTATGCAATGTCACAGGTGACGATGGCGGGACGCCTGACAGGTCAGGAGAACATCCAGTTAGTCAACGCTGGGTTTTCGCCGTTGGCCGTGATTGCTCAGCAAACTGGCCGCAGTATGGCAGACCTGAAAAAGGATATGGAAGCCGGATTGATTACAACGGCGATGGTGCAGCAGGCACTGAGCGACCTGACAACGGGGACAGGTCGGCTGGCTGGGTTTCAGGACAAGGTTGCGCAATCTACGGCTGGCATGTTCGCGAAGGCGCAGACGAATCTGGAACTGCTGGCGATGGAGTTGGGATCTCAGGTTCTGCCGTATGCAAATCAGTTTTTGCAGTGGGCAATCAACGCCATGCAAAGCGTTGACGGGCTGGGGACATCGTTCGGAGGAGTATTGGCCAAAACAGGCGAATGGTTTACCAGCACTCAGGATTACTTCGCGGATATCGGGGTTATTGTTGGTTCACTTGTGGCCGATATGGGAAATCTGTGGGCGGGGCTGTTTGAGGACATCCCAAATTATGCTCGTGCAGCACTGGACTGGATCAGCGCGAACACAAAAACAGCAATGAGCAACATTGCGACAGGTGCGTCAAATATGTGGGCGCGAATGGAGCGCGGCAGCAAACAACTGGGCGAACAGATTGCGTTTTCGCTTGGATTGTCAGACGAGATTCTGACGATTCCAGAACCGACAATGCAGGCTATGCAGGAGTTCACTGGGTTCAAGCCACCTGAGACATCAGCAGCAACGACAAGCGTAATGGAAAACATTGACGCACAACTGGCGGCAGCGAGAGCCGAACGGGAAGCGGCACGAAATGCACCGAAGCCACCAGGAGAGGGCGGAGGGTTTGCCCCTGTGGATTTTGGGGCAGGAGTACCGGGAGCACCGGGAGCCGCACAGGCAGCAGCACAAGCAGCCGCGCAGCAGGTGCAACGCGGCGGAGCGATGCAGATGTTCCAGCGACTACAGGACCAACTGGCACCGAAGAAGACCGAAGAACTGCAAAAGCAACAGATTGAACTGGCGAGAGAGTCGGTCGAAATTCAGAGACAGATTTCAGCCGGAATCACTGGCTTGCCAATGGTTCCGATTTTAGGGTGAAATGAAATGCCGTATCCTGCATTCACGGAACACGAAGACAGCCCACAGGAATCGGGAAACCGATCCGGGGAGTTCTCGTTTGTTCGCATCTTTCTGACGGACTGGGCGACCCGCTGGGACTTCATCGCGGAGCACTACAAATCAGGGCCGTTCGGTTTGCCAGCAAGTTATTCGACTTATTGGCCGGGGGTTCTCGCCGATCATTTCACGATCGACAAACTGACACCGAAACCGATTCAAGCGACGATCGACGACCCGAACACTCAGCAGTTGTCGCATGACACGCTGGCGAAGATCACGATCACCTACACACCGTTGCAGAACGATCAGCAGCAGCAACAGGACCCGAACGACCCGACACCGTTACCCGCTGGCACGTGGTGTACGTATTCGCAGAATTCCAATATCGAATTCCGGTCGATTCCAGGGCGATCGGTGAAGTGGAATTCTGACAGCGTTATCCTGCCCGCAGACGTGAGCACGATCATTCCGGAGCCGGTCACCTCGCACGAAGCGACGTGGCACCAAGTGCAGGTTGTGCCGTGGGTTACGCTGGGCGACATGAAAGGGTGTGTCAACGATTTGGCATTCCGACTTCCCGGAAGCCCGCAGGTGTTCCAGCCTGAGACGTTGCTGTTCGAGGGACTGCACGACGAAGTGACACTGTCAACAGATGGGCAGTGGAGCACGCGGAAGATAACACTGCGATTCACGGAGAAGGCACAAAAGGGATTCACATCAGGAGCGAGAACAGGGGCTGCACCGAGCGGTTCGACGATTTACGGATGGAACCACCAGTGGAGAGACGACAACGCCGACTATGACAGGCCAGTGAGCGTAGACGACGGTTCCCCGATGTTTAAGCGATACGATTTCAATACGCTTTGGACTTCGACAACATGACACAAGGCGACAAAGCCCCTCCGCAGTTCGTGAAGGGGCAGAAACTCAAAGCCTCTGACCTGAACGGACTTACCGAAGCCGTTGCGTCAGTGATGCGCAAAATGCAGGGGCAGGATGTTGTACGACCGTTGAACCTGCAAATCATTCTCGGCGAAGACCTATTGGCAGCCGTCGATACCCTGACCGATCCGAGCACGGCATCGGCAAACGTCCTGAGACGCAAAGCCAACGGCGATCTGGAAATCACCACGAGAAGTATCACAATCGTCAACCGGTTTGAGAACATTTCGATTGACGCGGGGACATACGCGAAGGCCGAATGGATCGAGGGCGAGTGGCAGTTATATGCTGCCGACTGCCCTGCAATTTCCGGCAGTATGGCCAGTGGTCCGAGTGGTGGTGGCTCGTTACCGCCTGCGGAGAGTTTCTGATGTTGCTGGGATGCTGTCACTGCGGGGGCGAAGAAAATGTGCCGTCAGTGGCGTCTGGATTCGTTCAGCCGTCAACGTGGTCAGAGTCGTTTCCCAGCACGAGCACCTTCCCGAACAGCACGGACTATTCCGGGGCGTATGGTTCCCCGTGTCCGTCGTGCTTGGGCGATGTCATGGCGGACGCCTACGGCATTGATCTGGGGCCGATGACGGAACACGCGCCGGGGATTTACAATCCGTCGTCTGACTGCATGAGCATGTTGAATGCGACACCGTACCGGGTGAATCCGCATATCTGGTTTGTGCCTACCCTGTACGAATACACCTGTCAGTTTTCGAATTCGCCACGCTATCCGGCAACGTCTGGTTTTCTGGGCTGTCTCGGGCGAAATGACGACGGCAGTTTGTACTGTGCTCCTGAGCCGTTGGTTCATATGTCATTCATTCAATCATCACCGCCAAACGCTCCTGTCACGTGGTCGATGGTTGTTCAGTTTCAATTCCAAAGTCCATGTTCACCAAACAACGAAGAACCGCAACCGCTTCAGAATGCGTTGTATGTCCGCTACGCGTTGCGTGCTCAAGAATTCAGATTCAAGTGCCTGAACGAAATCACACTGCCGTGGGAAACTGCGGGCGGAAATCAAATCAGACAAGATCCGGACAATCCGACGTTGTTTGAGCAGGGCGGCTATGCACCCGGCAACAACAACAGTTGGGAGCGACACCGCGGGACATTTCCGGCATCCATTACGATCAGACCGTGGGGAACCTGATGGAACGTTGCTGCTATCGTTCGGACATCGGCAAGCCTGATGCGTTTGGTTGTTCACACCCGCGAATCAGGCACACGGGCAGCGTACCCGCTGAAGTCTGCGACGGCTGTTTGTTGCGACGGGAGCCGTCGTTTTTTACCGCGACCGAGCAACTGCTGAACAGACCGCACGGGCACTATCCGAAAGCCCCGACATCCTGCGGCGGGTGTGGCACCGTCAAGCGGCGTGAGGCCGTCACTCAGTTCGTGTGGCCATACTGGCACGGTGGCGCAAACGGTGATGAAATCCGGTTTAGCGTTCGGTCGGTTGAAACGTTTTTCGATGGGCCGGTCAAGTGTACAATCATCGGCGACCGTCCCCCGTGGTATCATGGGCACGTGATACACCAGCCGAGAATTCCGCTCCGCGACAATCACGGATTCCGTGACATGCTGGCGAAGATGTGGACGATGGCCATACACCCGGAAATTGACAGCGATTTTATCTGGATGATGGACGATATCTATCTGCTGAAGCCGGTCACGTGGGACGATCTGGAAACACCTCGGGCGTACCCGTGGCGTGAGGACGTTTCCAATAGTTGGCAGCGGCGGAAGTCAAACACCATGCGAGCACTGCGGGACCGTGGCGGGTCGAATCATGACTACGCTACGCACCTGCCGCACACCGTGGAGAAAGCGAAACTCCGGCAGGTGTACGAGGAGTTCGACTTGCATCGAAATTGTATGCTCTGGGAGGTCGCCTACGGCAACACGTTTCGGGGCAGGCCGTATTCGGTGAATCCGTTTTTCGCACGAATTCAACAGCACTATTCCGCGGAGCAGTTGCAGCGAGTGACAGCCGGGGCGAGTATCCTGAATCACCTGGCAAGTTGTTGGACACCGGCGATGCGGGAGTTTCTCGAAACGCTTCTGCCGATTGCCACACAATCCGAGACGGTGGAATCGGGATACA